GTCCTATTATCCCTAAAACGTTGGATTTCTTTTCCATTTTAATTTAAAGGAATAACAATGTATTTCGTGTTCATGCCTTGTCCAGACTTATTAACCTTGAAAGTCTTTAAGTTAGAATTGCTCTTTAAAATCTCTTTTAAAGTAGCCAAGATACTTACAGGCACTTTATACTTTGCGCCATTAACTTCCACATATTTATATGGAAATTCTGCATCAGAAGCGTCAAAAACAGCTAAATTAACATCCACAGACGCTAACTCGGATATATTCATGACACTTGCACTTGGCTTGTATTGATTTGCTTCGTCTTTAATTGTTCCCATGTTTATTTACACCTCCCTGATTTAATTGAGTATTCATTTCTTCTCCTGCAAATCTGCTTCTGTGATGTTGAAGAAATTTATTATCCAAGAACTTATAGCCTTATTTTTAGTTTTTGTTAATTTCATTTTTTTAGCTAATTCTTTAAAATTTGGGTTAGAATAAGCATTTGAAAAAAACTTAAACCATTTCACAGCTTCGGATTTTAATCTATTTTCAGGAATAAAACTACATATAAATCTTCCTCCTTTTATATCAGAATACATTTCATCTGTAACAAATGTTCTGTCGATATCCTTTAAAGTTTTAAGTTCTGTCATTTTCTCTGCTCCAAATGTTCTCTTAATCTAAAGAAATAACTTTGCGCAGTTTCATTTCTATAACTCTTAAAAATCTTTCTTATTTTTCTCCAATCACAGCGTCGTATTCTGATAGTTAATGTTTCCATATAGAACTAATAGAAACAGAGTTTATATATCTTTCTAACTACCGAATAATTACCATGTTGCTATTCCTGCTCTTTTCCATGTGTTCGTTGCTGTGCAGATATAAATATAACTTGCATCCCAGGCAATCATTCCTTTAGTTCCTGCTGCTTCTGCACTTGCTGGAGTTTTTGCAGTTCTAAGAATTAATGAATCTGAATTTATGTCTAATAATGCTGCTGGACTCGTTGTTCCTATTCCAACATATCCCGCTGCTGCATCCAACGTCATTACCGAAGTTCCTGAATTATCCTTGAATTGAAAATCGCTTGTTGAACCTGTGAACATTCCTATTGTCCAGTTATATGAGTAGGGATTATTTCTTACAAATTCAATCTGTGCGTCATTTGGTGAATCGCTATTACTTTGAACTCTTAATTGAGGGTAAGTGTTAGATAAAATATGGAGTGGTTTAGCAGGGCTTGATGTTCCTATTCCGAGATTGCCAGATGAAGATAGTCTCATTTTTTCCGTGCTCGTATATGTTCCATCCTCCGCCGTGTAAAAATTTAGATAAGCGCCGTTTGCAATAGAGTTCCATGCTTCACTTGAGAAGGCTTGTATTCTTGCTGGATAATTATAAGTTGTCCCTATCCTAACACCACCGAAGACAATTCCGCCTATTCTTTGGTCTGCTGCAGTTGGAGTGTTATTTGTCACACCCTGAAAAAGCCCCCCTGAATTAACACCCAATGCTGCTATCCCTGTTGAACGAAGAGCTACGGCTCCAGTAGCAGAAAATACATCTAAGGATGTTGCAGGGCTTGATGTTCCTATTCCGACATATCCCGCAGCATCAACACTCAAAGCAGGGTTAGGCGTTCCATCACTTGCTGATAATTCTGAATGCCTGTGAAGTGCATCAGCCATGCTGTCATCTCTTAAATCAGAAGTCTTGGAATCAACATAAGCCTTATTTGCTATGTCTAAATTATCTGTCGGAGTGCCTGTATGCCCTGCTGAATGGTCCCCTGAAAGATTAGGAATAAACATATCAGTTGCTATTGGAGTTTGAATCTGCGGTATTGATTGCAGAGATTTTAAAATTTTTTCTGCCTTATCCATTTAATCCAGCCCCACTCTATCTTTTTCAGTTAAATTAGAATGTTCAGGAACTAACTGAGATTGTGTTCCTTCCTGCTTTGTTGTTCCAGCAATTAAGCCCTTTGTAATTGGCCAGTTTCTTTTTAGAAATCTGCTCTTTGCTCCACCTTTTCCAACAACTACCATTATCTTTTTACATTCTTCTTCTTTTTAGATTTTTTCTTTTTTCTCAAACTTCTTAGATATTCTAAAGTCTGTTTAAATAAATTCATTATGAAGAATAATTAAATTCTTGTATTTGTAATTACATTCACAGCGTTAGGGTCAGTGAGAATTGCTTCTCCTTCTTCCCAGACTCTAATCTTAGTTCCTATACCTTCGTCGTTTATTGCAACAGAAGTTATTGGAGTAAAAGATTTCCAAGTAACTGCTCTCTGAGGAACAAATACTAGAGCTGCTGAGGCTTCTACATTTTCATCTACTACAACCTGCAAACCTAGAAGTTCCATAACTACGCCAGTCTCTATTTTTTGAGATGAAAAAGCTGGAATGCTTGAACCCTTGTTAGAAATTAACCAAGTTAAAATCTGCTTGTGGTCTTGAGCATTAACGAGAAGAATAGCGCCATTAGACTCGTATCCATCAACAGCCAAGTTCATCTTAGCTTCCATCAAGTCTTCTATAATATCAACTCCTGTGAAAGATGCAGTATCCCAAGGAGCATTTGTTGCATTTGTATTAACATTTCCATAGCCTGTGCCCTTTGTTCCATTTGCCAAGACTGAGAATATTCTAGCGTCTACTTGATGTTCAACTGCTCTTACTAAGTCTCTTAGATTTCCAGCCAGAATGTCTATATCTGAGTCTTTAATGTCCTCGTTAGTTATGATTGGAGATTCAATAAAGTATTTTCTTACATAAGAGGTATTTCTTGTCCAACTCTGCTCTGCAATAGAAGGTTTGGCTCCAAAAGCAACATTAGCAATAGGAGAGGCAGTTATTCCGGTAGTTGTTGTTCCTGTAATAAACCCAGATGTCTTTTGATACCATCTGATTTCCCTAGCAGAAGTTGTGGAATTTGTAACAAATCTCTTTAGCTTGATTTCCATATCAGCAAAGCCTTTAGCCAACTTGTCTATATCAATTCCTCTAATATCTGCTTGTGAGTGTGAATCAGCCATCTTATGCTACCTGCAATGCGCCCAGAATATTTAATTCCATTAAAAATGTTTCAGCATCAGTTGCAGTTTCTAAAGCAATTCCAGCTATTCTGGCTCCAGAAGTTGTTATTGATTGAGGTGCAGTTAAACTAAAAACAAGGTTTGTGTCTGAAAAGCCCACTAAATCCCCAGCAGTTACAGAACCAGAAGCAGTAACTTTGAAAATTCCTTTTCTGTAAACTTCTATCTTTGTTTTTCCGTCATTGGCTATTTTTTCTCCTGCAGCAATTCCACCAATAATATCAGTTCCAGCGTGAGCAGAAGATTGCACAACAGTCATTGGGTCAGATAAAGTTAAAGTTGCTCCTCTTTCAATTCCTGTGCTATCAGAAACAATAAAATTAATAGGGACACTCTGTTCAATAAATAATACCGCTTCATTAGCCATGATTAATTTATGAAGATGATATTTAAATATCTTTGCATTAAGGTTACCTTAGTGAACGCTTATAAAATAATTGATATGCTTTCAGAATCACACCAAGAGTTGCTAGAATTGAAAGGTATAAAAGATAAAACTCCGATGACATTTTAAAGCGCTTCGTGAGTCCAGCCTTTGTATTTTCCTTCTTTCTCAGTCATATCTTCGTCTTCTCTAATTCCTATCGGAATAATCATAACATTTTCATTCACCCACAAATAATTTTTATCTATTTTAAATTCTGGAATAGGAGAACACTTTAATATTTTTCTCATAAAGTCTACAGGATTTCCTTTAAGAAAAGCCAGCTTAATATCTTCCATTTTGTATTGGCTCTGTTCATAACCCTGAAATTTCAAAGAAGTCAGAACTGCATCTCTATCTTCTCTTGGAAAAACATATTCTATAATTCCAAAAGGCAGGGTTCTAACTGCACCTTGAATATAAATTGTTAATTTTTCTTTTCCTTTCCACATAAGCCATTTATGCTTTTGCGCTTCCATCTCTCTAAAAAATAATTCTACCTCAGAACGCTTTCCATAAGGAATAAAAATAGCGTGCATTATTTCCTTTGTTCTTCTTTAATTTTTCTTTCTGCTAACTCTTTTATTGCTTTTTGAACAATCAAATTGTTTTCAGACTGCTTAATTAATAATTCTGTCTCATTCTTTACATTAGTCCATAATGCTTCATTAGGAGTTCCTATCTTAATCCCTAAATCTTTCTTTTTCATTTCCCCCCACTCATTATCCTTTTTGCATATTCTGCGGGTGTTTCTTCTGCTGGCTTTGGCGGAGTCTGTCCTGCATCTGCTTTTCCCGAGAGGATTTGCTCTGCTCTGAATTGCTCCATTTGAGCCACAATCGCTTTATTCTCGTCCCTAACTTTCTCAAGACTAATTCTTTCTGCCTTGACCTGTTCAAGAAAAGATGGTGTTTGTTCTTCTGATTTTTTTTCATCATCCATTAGTTTCTATATGAAACATGCTTTATATATTTTTTCTTAAATGAATATTGTCGGTGTTGGAGTTTTAGGATTTAATTGTATATTCCAGAAGTCTCTAAACTTAATCAGGCCTACAAGCAGGGAAGGAATTAATGCAACTAATAAATCTTTTCCTGTAATAGTTCCTGTTGCTGCAAGAATTGATAAAAAAGAAATAGCGAAAGCCATTCCGCAATCTATAATATGCTTCAGGATTAATTGCTTATTCATTGCTGAACTCCAAATGCAAGCAGCATTAAAGCCTGTCTTTTTAATTGAAGATTTATTTTTGCATTAAGGACATCAACTTCTGCGTCTTTTCCTCCGCCTGATATTGCTTTGATAAAATTAATGCTGTTCCATGTGTGCATGCTTGTTTCATAAGAATTAAGCTGACTTTCCAACTGTTGATACTGAATAATTGCATCCTGCGGAGACATAAGCCCTGCCTTCACAGAGTCATTAATTAAATCTGCAGTCTGAACAGTGCTTGTAATTCCTGCCTTTGCATCGCTTGCCATTCTCTCTGGGAAGGATAAAATCCTCCCTCCAATAGCAACACCAAAAGCAGTTTTAAGAACAGTAGAATGGAAGACTGTTGCCATAACTCCTGTTCGTGCAACATTGGCAGCAATAACCTGCGGAACTGCTGCGGCTAAAGTTACTGCTGCGGCTGCAGCAACAGCTGCTACTGCTGTGGCAATTCCAAGGACTTTCCCCCCTGTTGTTTTAGCCAGTTCTGCAGCTGTATTTTCCCATGCAGGAGCTTTTTGCCCTGCTAAAAGGCTTGCTCCTCTTATAATCAAATTAGCTGCAATTTCTGCTGGTTTTAATGTAATATCAGAAACTTTCTCTGCAAATCCCTTCTGCTGAGGTTCAGACTGAACGATTGGCTGCTGCAATGGCTGCTGCAATGGCTGCTGCAATGGCTGCTGCAATGGCTGCTGTGACATTTCCCTTCCAATAGGAATTGGATTGTTCATCTGTATTATTCCAGCGTTTGGGTTTTGATATTGAGCTCTTGCATCTTGGATAACAGAAGTTTCTCCTGTTGGACTTGTTGCTGTCTGGGTCAGAGTATTTATTTTTGTTCCGTCTGGAAGAGTTTTTATATATTCAGACTCAGGAACTACCTGAGGAACAGACCATGTATCTGTAGTTTTTCCTGTAAGATTATCTATTTGAGTCTGCAATCTTTTTGATTTTGTTAAGGTTATTGCCATTATTGACTCCCCTGATACTGCAATTTAACCTGTCCTGTGTTCTTTGCTTCATCTGCCTGCATGTTATCCATTAGAGACGGCTGTTTTCTTATCTTTATTTTAATTCCCAACTGATTCCATAAATCAGCTTCCAATTCTGATATTTCTCTCGTCCATACAGGCTCATAAACTATAACTCCCACTTTTGCGCTTGCTTCTGTATTATCTGCTGTTCCTCCAAGAACAACTTTTGGAACTCCTAAGGCTTTGTAAAACTTGTCTTCCAGATAATCAAGCCATCTGATCCATGCGTCAGCAGGAGGAACTACCAAATCCTGAAATTGAGCATCTGTTGGCTTGCATGTGAGCATCATGACTTCGCCGTTCTTTATTGCTGTTGCATACTGCGTCATTATTTTAGTCTGCCTTGTCGTGTCTTCTTCATCAACAAATAAGATTCTGACAGAGGAAACATGCATTATTCTTGCATAGTCTTCCCTGGCCTGCTGGATTTTATTGATAACCCATTCAACTGCCTTTGTTACTGCTGTTCCGTGAGGCTCATCTAAAATTCTGTCATTGCAGAAATGCAGTATATCTTTTGGCTGGAATTTCTTAATTGTTCCGTCTCCCTGAGAGTATTCGTAACGGATTAGTTTGCCCTGCTTGTTTGTAATGTGAGCCATCTTTGCAGGATTTAGGGGTTTTAAATTAAGCAGTTCTCCGCTTGCAGTATCTCTCATTATTTCTGCATAAGCATCTCCATTGAATTTCTTTACAGCGAGCATGTTCCACAAAATAGACAGCATCGTGTCCTCTCCCCAACCTGAAATATGGCCAAGAGTTACCTTAGTTTCTGAATCCTCGCAGTCATAGCCCTGCCCAATAACCCATGTAGCAAAAGAATTTATTGCGCTTCTGAACTCTCCAATGCCGTAATAAAAGCCGTAATATTTGCTGGAGTCTGTGTTCGTCCATTTGTTTTCATCCTGAGCATAAATTCCATCTGTTGTTTTGCCTGTTACTGCATAATCGGGCACACTTCCAGTTAAATCGGTTGTTGTTGTTGAGCTGAAATTTGGGTTTGCCATGTTTTAATTTTTATTGTAATTTAAAAGGAATTAACCAACTTTGTTGAGTATGACCTGCATTTAAATATCCATAATAACTTCCAAAAGCCACTGTATTTGCTGGATTATGCCCCATTGCAGAAATCCAGCAATCAGTAGTTAATTTTATTTTCACCCTCAAAATTTCTCCTGTGGAAAAAATAATATTTGAGATATTTGTTTTTAATCCTACAGAACCCCTCACATAACTTGGCTTACTATTATAATCCAAAGTAGCAGAGGTTGTTGTTGTTCCTATTTGTGTCTCTACTTCACCAACAACTTTATATATTTTTATTTCTATAGAAGCAGTTAATCCATTACTATTTGGGTCCTGTAAGACTAAAGGAATATTAAAAAAAATGTCTCCGTTTATTGTTTGATGTTTAATAAATGTTAAATTAAAAGTTGTAGTATAATCTCCACCAGACTCGAGGTTTAAGGATGTTTCAGAAATCTCAGAACATAAATCATTATTTGTAACAGCAATATAATTCCCATTTGAAACTACAGCAGGATAAAAAGTTACATAACCCGTGTTTCTGGCAATATCATAATAATTGTAACTTATTACTGCTTCTGGGCTTTTCCTGAAAGTCTGCGGGCTTAATTCTTCTGCCATTTTATTATGCATCACTCACGAATTTAATTACAGAAGGCTCTTTTAACTGCTGCATTGCTTTGTTAAAAAGCATTGTTAATACATCTATTCTTGTTTCAAATTCCCTCGCTGACATTTCTGTCGGGTCGTAGTTCAAAACCATTATTGCAGTCCAGCAGGACGCAGCGAGCTTCAGGATTCCTTTCTTGTCAGCATTCAGGGAGGCGTAGGTATCAGAGAAGTTCTTTCCTGTTACGGCATTAATATAAGATTCTGCACAACTTGTATAAACATCAATATATGCTTCTGTGTTGGAAACTGTAGATGCATTAGCTCCTACGAACTTCTGAACATCTGCTACTGAACAAAATATTCCTGTTGCCATTATTTATTTTTTCTTCTTCTCCTTTGCTGTTTTTCTTTTTTCTGCAGCCGCAAATTCCTTAGCAACTGCAGGTTTCTGTGAAAATAAATATCTCCTTTGCTTTTCGCTTTTGAATGGCATATCAAATTGACATTATCTTGAGATTTAAACTTTTCTGATTTGCAAGATATGCGGCTCTTACTAAACCCTCTGCAATATGCGTGTCTCTGCCGAAGATTCTCATGCTTGTTCTTTGTCCCGCAGTTGTTATAAATTCATATTGGACAGACTTTAGACTTAGCATAATATCGTCATCATCCAGTAATAGCAAAATGCCACGCTCCAGCATCATCCGCATTATTTGATACATGTCTTCTTTCAGGAGATTGGCTTTCTGCTTTCCATCCCTGTCTAACTCTCTGCTTCTGTTGTTAAGAGCGACAACTTTCTTTTTTATTGATGGAACTCTCAGGAGGAAATCAAGAATGCCAACACCTAAAGAGCCAGCTCCTGCATCTATTCCAATCCTGTTTAAATTCCATTGGCTTGTCAGACGGACTATGCTGTCAAAGGTTTCTGTTGTTGGCTGCTTTTTTTCAACTATATTCTCAACCTGATGAATATTATTATTGTCTTTTTTGTCAAGAATCTCGTAAGTAATTGCATCCCCGCCAAATCTCGCCAAATCACAACCCATTATGTAAGTCCTGCCTTCTGCAATAAAATCTCTTCTCTTCAGGATGCAGACTTTCTTTATTAATTCGTCAGTGAAAAATTGCCTCAGCTCATCTACGAACTTTCCAAGATATTCCTGAGCAAATTGGAGTTCTGACATGTCGGCTTTCTCGTCATTAAGAAATCGTATTGCTTCTGTTTTTCTCTCCTGCGTCCAGACTTCGCTGATTGGTCTTGTATTCACGACGTCCCAGCTGTTAGTCTCTATGACTTTGAATCTGCCGTTTGGATTATCTTTGTTGTTTTTGTAGCATTCATAGAAATAGCCCTGCTTTCCGAAAGGAGTGGAGCACATCCAAATCTGACCTCCTGTTGTTAGCAGAGTGGGTTTGCTGGCGCTAAAGATAAATTCGTTAAACCTGCTAGCTTCGTCAAGAATTAAAACATTTCCAGTGAATCCTCTGACCGCATCTCCTGTGTTTCCCACTGGTCTCGCTAGAATGCTGCTGCCATTATTAAGAACTATCTTGTTTTTTGTGATGTTTTTGCTATAGGGTTTGGCTATTAGGAATTTGTAATTGCTTTCTAAATAGGCAAGAGTCATCACGATTATTAATTGCGCTTGGTCTTCTGTTAGGGAGCAGACGATAATCTTTGAGCCTTTGTTTTTTATCATGTATTCAGCAGCTTTTCTTGACATTACGAAAGTCTTGCCAACCTGCCTGCCTGTGCAGAGCAGCAAATTGCCGTCGTGGGCGAGGGCTTGTTTCTGCCAGCCGTCCAACAGAATTTGTTTTTGCCTTGGGGTTTCTGTTTTTGCTTCTTTCTTCTTTTTTGATTTCACTTAACTGATACTGTGAATATACTTTATAATATTTTTTAAAAAGTTTCTGCGGGGATAACCAAAAATTATTTGTAAATTTTCAACTATCGGCGCTCCGCCCAGTCCTTCTCTCCTTCTCTCCGCCTGCACACCCACACGGAAGGCAATGATTAAGAGCCTATTGCCGTGCACTAAGGTAACCTAAGTGAACAGTAAGAAGCAAATAGACTGCGAGTTTGCCGGTGAGGCGGTTAACTATAAGCACTCGCTGCGCCCGGCTTGCTCTTTGGGGGGTGAATTAACAGGGGAACCTCCATTTCTTATGGAGGCTTAGCCTATAGGCTAAGGTTGCCTAAGAAAGGTAACTTCCCATGTTAAGAGGGGGGAAAAGAGGAAAGAATCAATGCTTACAATGCTTATACTCAAAATGTTATTCCTATGAAAGACAACATTTATTAAGTTTCTTTACTTGGCCT